CCCTGCCGGTAGTGACAGCTTTTGCCCTGTTTTTGTCACAGCGAAATTCCTACAGTCACCTGCAACCGCAATCAGCCGCACATGAAACTTCTGGACATCCTCACCGCACCTTGGGCCATCGAGCCCGGCAAGCTGCTGGAAATCCAGGCGATCTACCTCTCGCACGTGCGTGGCGAGAAGGCCGACATCGCCGCCATCGAGGCCCGCATCGGCAAGCCGCTCGCCAATGAGCCCAAACCCTACACGATCGAGCAGGGCGTCGCGATCCTGCCGGTCGAGGGTGTGATCGCCAAGCGCGCAAACATGTTCATGGAGATCTCGGGCGGCGTGTCCACCGAGCTGCTCGCGCGTGACCTGCAGGCCGCGCTTCAGGACCCGCAGGTCCATTCCGTGGTGCTGGCGGTCGACAGCCCTGGCGGCGCTGTCGACGGCACCCAGGCGCTGGCGTCAATCATCCGCAGCGGCAGCCAGCAGAAGCCGATTGTGACGCTGGCCAGCGGCCTGATCGCCAGCGCTGCCTATTGGCTGGGGTCCGCCGGCTCGGCCGTCTACATTGCCGACACCACCACTGTGTCCGGCTCAATCGGCGTGGTCAGCAGCCACACGGACTACAGCAAGGCGCGTGCGGATCGCGGCATCACCGTCACTGAGATCACCGCCGGCAAATACAAGCGCATCGCCAGCGACAACGCGCCGCTCTCCAAGGAGGGCAAGGCGCACATGCAGGCCCAGGTGGACTACTACTACAGCCTGTTTGTGGACGCAGTTGCGGCCCATCGCGGCGTCAGCGTGGAGACCGTCCTCGCTCAGATGGCAGATGGCCAGACCTTCATTGGACAGCAGGGCATCGACGCCGGCCTGGTGGACGGCATCCAGACCATGCCGCAGATCATCGCAGCACTCAACGCGGATTACGCCGCCTCCCTTGCGCAGCCCGGCCATGTTCGCGGCTCGATGCTGCCGAAATCCAAGACCGTGCCCACCCCCCACGCTTCCGTCACATCACCCAAAGGAGTCCGTACCATGGATCGTCAACAACTCGCCGCCGAGCATCCCGCTCTGGTGGAGTCCATCCTTGCCGAAGGTCGAGCCGCCGGCGCAGCTGCAGAGCGCAGCCGCATTCTCGCGATCGAGGCCGCCGCAATTCCCGGCCACGATGCCCTGGTGGCCACGCTCAAGGCCGACGGCAATGTCAGCGCCGGCGAAGCAGCGCTGCAGATCCTGGCCGCCGAGAAGCAGGTCAAGACCCAGATGGCTGCCGCGCACCAGTCGGAAGCACCCAAGCCGGTGGCGCTGGCTGCCAGCCCGACCCATGCCCCCACTGCTGCCGAGCGCGAATCGCAAAGCGGCCAGGTGGACGCCAATCTGCCCGTTGAAGAGCGCGCCAAGGCCGCCTGGGACAAAGACGCAAGCCTGCGGGCTGAGTTCAGCTCGCTCGGCGCGTACACCGCCTACCTGCGTGCCAGCGAATCCGGCAGCACCCGGGTTTTTCAGCGCCAGGCCGCCTGATCACCAATCCCTCAACCCATCCACATCCAAGGATCTGAACCATGAAAACCACCATCCTGTCCGTTTTCGCGCTGGCCTGCGTGCTGGCGCTGCTGATGCTGCCGCAAGTACGCGACACCGCAGCTTCCGTGCTGCGCGCCTGCGGCGACGCCTTGCACCAGCACCTGCAGCAGCACATGGCCCGCAGCGGCATGCTGCTGTCCATGGCCACTTTGGCTGCCGACAAGGCCCGCAACTTCGAGCTCGGGGACCTGCAGGACCTGCCGATGATTGCCTCCGACATCATCTACGAGGGTGCGGCAGTCGGGGACAACGCCTCCGGTCTGGCCCGACCGTTGGTCGCAGCGGATCCCTTCCTTGGGTTTGCCGAGCGTACGGTCGACAACAGCGCCGGCGCAGCCAGCGCGAAGAACGTCCGGGTTCGCACGCGTGGCCAGGTGCAGCTGAGCGTTGTCGGTGCGTCGAGCGCCGCCGATGTCAGCGAGACGGTCTACGCATCGGACGACGACACCTTCACGCTGACCAGTAGCGGCAACTCGGCGATCGGCAAGGTCGCGCGCTGGGTTTCCGGCACCACCTGCATCGTCGCATTCGAAGCGCTCCCGTTCCGTTCGCTGTAAGCGGCGGCCGCAACCACCATCCAACCCCCACACTGAAGGAATCAAATCATGGGTGCATCCGCTCTCTCCAGCCGCGCCATCATCGGCGAGTTCTACGCCACACTGGAACAGGACCTCGGCTTGTCCTGGATCGACAGCGTGTCTAACCTGTTCGATTCCAACCAGGAATCCGAAACCTACAAGTGGCTCGGCATGGCGCCGGGCATGCGCGAGTGGATCGGTGGCCGCCAGGCCAAGGGCTTCCGCAACGACGGCGTGACCATCGTGAACAAGAACTTCGAGGCCACGCTTGAGGTGCTGGTCGACGAAATCCGCCGCGACAAGACCGGTCAGGTCATGGTGCGGGTGCGTGAGCTGGCCGAGCGTACCAACTCGCACTGGGCTTCCCTGCTCAGCGCGCTGCTGATCGCCGGCGAGTCGGCTGCCTGCTATGACGGACAGTTCTTCTTCGACACCGACCACGTCGAAGACGACTCCGGCAGCCAGTCGAACGACATCACCAGCGACATCACGACCACCACGGCACCAACCGCCGGCGAGATGGAAACCGCCATCCTGAAGTCCATCGAGCAAATCCTGGGATTCAAGGACAACCAGGGCGAGCCCATGAACGAGAACGCCCGCCTTTTTGAAATCATGGTTCCGGTGCCCTTCATGGCCTCCGCAGCCGGTGCAATTGGCTCGCAGATCATCGTGGACTCCAGCACCTCGCGCAGCAACCGGATCCTGACGCTCGGCAGCCTGGGCGGCTTCCAAGTGGCCCTGCGCGTGAACCCCCGCCTCACCTGGACCACCAAGTTCGCGACCTTCCGCGCCGACGGTCAGACCAAGGCCCTGATCCGCCAGGAGGAAGAGGGCGTCACGATGAGCGCGATCGCGGAAGGCTCCGAGCTGGAGTTCAAGGAGCGCAAGCACCACTACGGCGTGAAGGCGATCCGCAACGTGGGCTATGGATACTGGCAGCGTGCCTGCCTGACGACCTTCGTCTGATCGCCTGACGATCACCAGGCCATGGCAGCACACATGCCATGGCCTGCCATATCAACTGTCGGTAACTGCATACATCTGTCGCCATGTTCACAGAAGACCTGTCCCCGTTCTTCGATGTCGCCGGCGGCTTCGCCCAGACGGCAACGGTGGGCGGGTCTTCGTTCGCGGTGATTTTTGACAAAGCCTACGTATCCGCTCTGGGTGGCATGGTCGAGTCCATTGGCCCAGCATGCATGGCGAAGTCCTCCGACGTGTCCAGCGTCGTGCAAGGCACCACCATCACCATTGACGCAGTGGCCTACACCGTCACCGGTGTCGAGCCCGACGGCACTGGCATCACGGTGCTGCAACTGCGGGGGTAACCAGCCATGGCAGACCACGTGCAGCAACAGATCCTAGAGGCGGTACAGACGGCCCTGGTTGCTGCGGCCACTGCAGCCAGCACCCGCGTCTATCTGGACCGCGTCGACGAAATTCCGCAGGCGAACTTGCCGGCCATCGACATTCTGGGCCCGGATGACACCGGTGAGGAGTCAATCCAGTACCTCGCCATGCACTTCCCACCGGTGCAGCAGCGTTCGTACACCTTCGCGATCAGCAGCATTGCCGCGCTGGCCACCGGCTCTGCCAAGGCAGCGCGCAACCTGGCCAAACAGGTCGAAGCCGCTTTGCTGGCGGCCATAGGCAGTATCACCGTCGGCGGCAAGGCCATCGACTTGGTGATCGCCGAGAGCGCCGAGCGCAAGGATGGGGCCGGCGCGCTGCCCATGTTTGCTGTGCGGCAGACCTGGCAGGCCCAGTACATAACCACCGGCGGCACGCCCGACGTACCGCGCTGACTCCCCCACTTTTTACAGGAGAACCCCATGTCCACCATCAACGTCTGGTCGAAAGTCGCGGTTGCAGTGCAAACCGTGCTCGCAGCTGCCAAGACCATCACCGCCATCACCAAGGCCAGCCCGGCCGTGGCCAGCTCCACCGCCCACGGCTACGCCGACGGCGACATCCTGCTGATCAAGGCCACCGGCATGACCGAGGTGAACCACATGGTTGTGCGGGTCGACAACAGCGTCACCAATGCGTTTGACCTGGAGGGGGTGGATTCCACGCTGTTCGGTACCTTCGTGTCGGGCACGGCCGAGAAGCTCACCTTCGGCGCCTCTGCGGCCACCTTCACCGATGTCAACGCCTCCGGCGGCGAGGCGAAGGCGGTGGACATCACCACCATCCACGACGACACCGACAAGGAGCAGCCCGGCTCGAAGACGGCGCTGAGCTACAGCTTCGGCAGCCTGTGGGATCCGGCCGACCCCGCGCTGGTCGAGCTCAAGAAGGCCGACAACGTCAAGGGCGAGCGCTGCGTGGCGCTCACGTTCGCCAGCGGCTCCAAGGTCTACTTCAACTGCTACCCGTCCGCCAGCCTCGCGCCTGGTGGCTCCAAGGGCGAGGCCGTCACCACCCAGGTCGGCTTCAAGCTGCGCGGCCCGATCACCGCCTACTCGTCCTGAGGCGGCCCGCAATGACCGTCGTCACGAAGGCTGGCATCGCCAGCCCGGTGCTCCCGAAACAGAGCGTCGAGGTCGAGCCGCTGGGCGGCGAGGTGGTCGTGCGCGGCCTGCTGCTGGTCGAGCTGCTCGGCGTGCAGCAGCGCATCGCCACGCTGCACCAGGCGGCGGGCGGCGGCGACCATGCCGCCAGCGTCAGCGAGATCGTGCCCGATGTGCTCGCGCTGTGCGTCCTGGATGCCGATGGTGTCTCGCTCTTCAGCCGCGCGGAGTGGCAGATCTTCGGCGGCCAGCACCAGGCGGCCGCGCTCAACTTGTTCAACGTCGCCTGGCGGCTGTCGGGCATGGACAGGACGGGCACCGCAAAAAACTAGCGCGCCGGCCTGAACTGCGATTTGCGCTCAGGCTGGCGCAACGGATGGGGATGACGATGCAGCAGCTCGGCGAAACCATGACGGCGCAGGAGTTCGGGGAGCACTACGCGCTGGAGTGCGAAGAGCCTGTCTCCAGCGGCACCTTCAAGCTCCTGTCCAAACTGCTCGCGGCCATTGCGAATGGCCCGCTGCAGCCGCCGGCCGCGGGCCGGATCTGGGCGCCGCACGACTTCATGCCGGATCTCTGGAAGGACATTGCCGAGGATGAGCCGTCCGATCAGGCCCCCGAGAACATGACCGTCGACCAGATCATGGCCCGGGCACGTACTGTAGGCATGGTGCACTGATATGGCGGACGCACAGGCTCGGATCCGGATCACCGCACAGGACGATACCGCTGCCGCCTTCAAACAGGCCAGCAGCAACATCGCGGCCCTGCAGAGCAGCGCGCTGACCCTCGCGGGATCGCTCGGCGGTGCGTTCGCCGCCGGCGGCCTGGCATCCATCGTCACCAGCGCGATCGACGCCGTCGACAACCTGCGGGACTTGAGCCAGACCACTGGCGTCGCCATCCAGGGCTTGGGCGGACTGGGCTTCGCCGCCTCGCAGAATGGCGGCAGCCTGGAGGGCGTGGCC